TCAGTACTTTCATTATAAGTAGTGAAAGCAGGATAAAATGCTGTTAATGCATGTGTATCTGATCCAGTGATTGCGAAAGCTTTAACACCTTCTAAATCTGGATTAGTTAACTGTGAGCCAGAGATTTCTATCTTGTTTAAGCTGTTTGCAGCAGCTGAAGCAGAAAGATTTGGATCAAATCTTACATCTGCCATAGAAGCTGTAGTAGCTGTATATCCAACAGTATCACTGACATCATTTATAGAGTAACCCCATTTTCCAGCACCATAAAGGCCGCCACTAGGGTCGCCAGAGCTAGATGTATCACCATAGATGTCAGCACCTTTGGTACCC